ATGAAAGGTGGTGATTTCGCCACATACAAGCCACTCCGAAATGCCTACGCGACAATATATGGTGTTCAACGAGGCTTGGATGTTTCTCCAAGGGTTGAATGGCCTGAATTGAGGAAAGCACTGATCAAGGCATGTAAAGGCAAAGATGAGGAGATGAATGTCAGTGCTGCCAAAGTGCTATTTGATTTGGTACGCAGCAAGGATTATGCAGCTTACGATCACCCCAAACAGGACCTATCTCTTGGTCTGCGCAGGAAAGCTGCGATCGGAATTTCTATGTATCTGGTCGAGAAAGACACGGTTGTTTTTCAATATCCGTATCCGAGAAGAAATCGATTGGACGCTGACGTCAATAACTTGATGATGTCACTCATTTATCATTCCTATGCACGTGGTGATTTTGCAGATGCGGTTGTTGAAATTGCCGATCTCAGTTGTACTGGCAGCGCATACTTTAAAAGTAAAGATGGTGTTAGACGAAAGTCACCCAGAGATCCGCGGCTCGTACGATTAGAGCCAAACGACCTTATCCAACTGGATGATCTAACCCCTCATGTACAGAACGTCCATGACTTGCTGATCGAGATAGGCGAAGAACCAGATCCTCTCTAGAAACTTGTCGTTTGAAATCTAAAGCCGCAGCATTAATTGGGTTCAACCGCGTCGACTGGGTTGCTTTTTGGTGATCCAGATAGCTGGTCTTTGCCACCATTTGAGACCCGACAGTCGAGTATCTATTTGCAGGCATAACTTCACTTCACTCATGTCAATGCTTGTATCGTAAATCTCTAGGTTGCCATCGCCCGAAACTCAATTCGCGTCCTCAACTGGGTTTCACCGCAATGTTAATTTGCGCACTGATTGCAAAGGGCCCCTGAGCAAAAAAGCAGCTGTTCGCCGCAACGCGTGCAAAGGGTTAAGATGTAAATTCTACTTCGACTATCTCTCTAGTTGTGTCATGATTTATAAAAATCCGGAGAAATGCGAATGGCAAATAAGAAAGAAAAAACGCTCAGCTATCGGAGGACAATGTGGCTCAACGACAACCCACAAAGCATAAATTTGCAGATGTGTATCAAGCAGGCCTCTGACAAACTAAAGAGCATTGAAGATCGAACGATTGGTCGCGGCAATGGTCAGCTTATGAAGTTACTCAAATTGGACAGCGACAATAATGGCGCCCTGCAACTGCACTTCTCCGTAGAAACGCCGGGTGAAGCGGCATCAGTAGTTCCTAGTGTGCATGGCGTTGACATTGTCGACGTCTCGACGACAAGCCCTCCAATAGACACAGAATTCATGGATGGCGATGCTTTTCTATACGTCCGTGATGACGACGTTTGCTTGTGTTCCACAGTCATTCGCGATGGAGCGATTACCTTTTTTCTGCGCGAACTATTTAAAAAGGCGGAAATACGGAAGGATGCAGACAAATTTGATCTGATAAAAGTTGCAGACATCGACAAAGTAAAACTTTTGCACGCACAGGGTGTAAAGGAAGTAATAATTAAGTCAACAATTTATGATGCTACGTCGCAATATTCTAGACGAAATGTCCAGGCAGCAGGTTTGGTTGGTAGATTGGCAAAACACCTAAAGGCATTTTGCGGAAATGAACATGATGCCAACGAAGATGCATTGCAAGTGGTCTTAGAAATAAAAACAGATAGAAGACGCAAAGGCTTGAAGCTCGGTGAACAACGGGTGGAAAAAATAGCCGAAGATTTGTTGCGAAATCAGGAAGACGATGATGATTTTATGATTATAACGAAGGAGGGCCAGCGGATCGGCCCCAAGGAAATATATATGAGTACAAAGGTAGATGTTATGGCGAGAGGGAAATCTGTTGAGCGGGACGATGCGTGGGCAGCGCTATCCACGTTCTTCCAGTCGCTTGAAGACAGTGGCGCGATGGAGCAGTAAAATGCGCCTACTGTTCATTTTTCTCTGCGCAATCGGAGCAGCGATAGGTGCCTATTTTGGCCAACCTTTGGTGGGAGGTAATTCCGAGGCCATAACCATAATAATTACGGTACTGTCAGTGTTTGCGGGTTTCCTTGTTGCGATAGTTACCATACTAGGCGACCCTGCTATGATACCGGGTGGAACCTGGCGAAAGGCAGAGGTCAGGCGAGATGGTGTAGAAGCAAGCCTAATTAGACATAGTTGGCTATTTGTCGTCTATCTTCTAGCTATTGGTTTTCTTTTTTCCGGCGTCTTACTGTCAACAGCACCTGTTTCAGACTGTGTAAAACTATGGTTCGAGCGGTTCTACCTTTTCCTCGGCATATTTGCGTTTTTCCTTACGTTTGCTTTGCCGAGTATGCTGTACAAGGTGCAAATGGGTCGGCTTGACGCAGAAATCGAGCGCCGCCGCCAAAAGGCCGGCATTAAGGATGATGATCAATCGATTTCATAGAGATACATAATAGTAGTACAGAATTATTGAGCTGTTTACGTATATCAAACTAATCTAATCGATTGTAAAACAAACCTTTACACTAGCTTTCCTCACCCCTTGGCTTCCTCGTACCAGGCCGTCAGCTTGCCGATCGCGCGGCGGGCGAGGTCGGGGTGCATGCCGAGGTAGTGTTTCATGACTTCCTTGACGGACTTTAGGCTGTGGCCGGTGATCGACGCGATCTCGATGTCGTCGCAGCCGGCGAGGGCCAGCCAGGTCACGGCCGTGTCGCGCAGATCCTGGTCGCGGAAGTCTTCCAGGCTTGTGGTCGGCGGGATCACAGACTTGCCGGCAGGAATGCCCTTGGCGGCCGTGACCTGGACCAGTTTGAATTTCCGGATCCTGTAACCTGCCGGCAACGGCGAGGCGAGGGTGCCGTCTTCCATCTGCCAGATGCCGAAGGCGGCCGCGATACAGATCTCGCGGAAAATATGCTGGTAGTGTTTGGCCAGGAACGGCCGGCGCTGGCGCTCGTCGAGATTGACATGAGGCCAGTTGACCCGCCAGTCCTTCCGGCGCTCCTGGGCGGCCGCCTGGCGCTTTTCGATTGCGCTTGCAACGGGAAGCAACAACGGTTGTCCGTGCTTCTTCTGCTGGCGGAACAGAGCACCGAGCGTGCCGACCTGGTCATGCGTGAGATTGAGCCTGTCGGCCTGGCGCTGGCCGAACCAGAGGCCTTGCGTGATGATGTCGCCGATTTCCGGCCGACCGACCGCGTCGCAGGCGTCGACCAGGATCCGCATTTCGTCGATCTCGCCATAACGAACGCGCGGCGGGGCTACGGGCAGGCTTTCTTCCAGGTGCGTGATCGGGTTCGTGTGCGCCTTGTTGTTCTTGATGGCGTATTTGAAAACCTGGCTCAAAAAGGACCGGGCTCGACGCGCTTGTGACAGACCGTGATGCACCTCGACCCGATCGATCAGGATCCCCATGTTGGACGGTGTAAGCGCTGCGGCGATCTCCTGCCAAAAACGGCCGTCTTCCAGTTGCTCAATCAGCTTCGATGTCTCGCGATATCCTTGAGCGGTGCTGGCGGCGAGCGGCCTTCTCACCTTCTTGCCCTGGCGGATCTCCTTACCGTTCATACGCGGGTTTTTCTCGACGAAATCCGTTATCAGGTGTGCGAGGGTCGGCAGGCCGGATGCCTTGGCAAGGGTTGCCGCTGCTCGTTTGCGTGTTGCCGGTGTCGCGTCCCTGGTCTTGCTTCGCAAGGTCCGGAGCTCCTCCTGCTTGGCATTCGACCATGCGATCGTCTCCTCGATCGACAACCAGGATCCATCCGGGTGGCGCAGATCCTTGCCCTTCAGGCCAAATTCCTTGCGCAGCTCGGGCGCGGGAAAGAACCGTGGCCGGCCATCGCGCCAGGTTACCAGGGGGATCTTGAATTCGGTTTTCTTGATCATGACTAAACTATAGCTTCTGCAGGTGATCGACGGAAACGCCGCCAGACTTGAGCGTGATCAGAACGACGACCTGGCCGTGGCCGAGCTCCCAGGGCTGAGAGCGGATCGTGTGATCGGAGTAGTTCTTGCTTCCGGCGAGCGGGAAGTAGCGGACCCTGGCTCCGATCGGGAATTCCCGCTCGGCCTGGGCGAGGCTCATCATCTTGTGTTTGCGCAGCTTCATTGCCATGGGTTTTTCCTTCAGGTGCTCTTGTTGACGACGACGAGAAAGCAGATGGCACCGATCAACGCGCACGTAGGGAACCCGCCTGCAAACCATCCAATTTCTGCTAGTCCTGGCATTGGGATCTCCTAAGTGGCTGGAATGATCAGTTGTGGATCCAGCCGTTGCAGTGTCCGTTTTCGTGCCTGCGGACCATCTGCGGGCTGTAGCGAAATGTGTGCTGGTTCGGGATGACGATCGTGCAGGTGCGCCCGTCCTCGGACAGGATCGCGCAGCCGGAATATCCGCCGCGGCGAAACATGTTTGCCTGGCGCCGGTCCGGGATCCGCCTGGCGCATTCGTTCGGGACCTGGCGCGGATGCACCGGGATCTCGATCACCTTGCCGCGGAATGGCCGATCGTATTGCGGCGGCGGGATCAGCTGCGAGCGCTGCCGTTTCGGCCGTGCTGCTGCGCCCGTCGCAAGAGTGGTGGCAGACGCCCATGCAAGCCCGAAAAGGAAATCTCGCCTGTTCATTTTGAAGGTTTGTTTCATCTGAAATTCCTTATGAAAAAAAGCGGGGCGGCTCGTTAGAGGCCGCCCCGAAGGTGGCGCCACGAACGTGGCGGACGCGGCGCACTGGTCTCCCTTGGAGGAGCTGTTGAACTCAGTCGATCTCCCGATCGAAAAACGGATCCCGGCGCTGCTGTTTCCACGGAACGATAGGGAGGAGGAGCATCCAGGCGATCAGCAGCGCCGAGAGCACGAAGGCAATAACGCCGGTCCAGCCGACGATTGCCCAAAAAATGACTAGGGGATCAAAACTTGCCTGGAGCGGATCCGGTGTCATTGCTGAAACCTCTGCTGGCGTTTCATCTTGATCTCGCGGGCAAGCCATTCGCCGGCACCCGTTGCCTCGAGGCGGGTGGTGCCTTTTCCCGGGACCTCGATAGCCAGGCCGTTGCGCACAAGCGCGTCAGCCGTGTGCAATCCAAAGCTGGTCAGATCTCCCTTCGGCCGCCAACCGTTCCTTACGCGCCATGCGCAGCGCTTGCCGGAAATCGAGATCAGGAGATCTTTCTGGTGCCGGTTGAGTTTCGGGTCCGGTTCCTGTTTGCGAGCCTGGGTATTCATGCTGCGGTCCTCCTGAATTCCTTGGCGAGGTTGCCGGCGGCGTCCTCGATCAGCCTGCGGTCAACCGTGGTGCCGTAGACGGGATCCGGTCCGGGCAGATAGCCGTTGCCGTTGGTTTCGATCCAGCGGGTTACGGCCGGTTCCGACCAGCCGTTGCAGCCAGGCATTTTCGGCGGAAAATTGTGGTGTTGTTCCAGGTGCCGACGCTTGTTGCGGAACGTGCGTTCCGCGAGCTGCAGCCGCTCGGCGACTTCTTCGGCAGTGATACATCTTGCGTACATCAAAGGGGCACTCCGATGAGTTTCGATGCCCCAAGGGTAAACGCGAATTAATCTATTATGCAATCTCAAAATTAACATATAACGTAATTTATAGGTTTCATATTACATGACAGGCAGTTGACCAGGTCGACCGGTCCCTAGGATTTGACTATTCTAAGTCGCTCACCTGGAAAAAATTGCTCTATGGCTAAATTTCAACTCGACAAGATTGCATTCAACAAGGCCATAAATGCCTTGCTGGCCGAGGCGTTGCGTATTGCGGACCTCGAGATCGTGTTTTCCAGAGACATGCATGCGTTTGAGGCCGCACAGAACAAACTCGGCCGGAAAGAACCAGGCGAACATTTCCGCAGATCGATCGACACATTGCCGCCGAACCGGTTTTTCTGGGTTGGAGCGTTGGAGGGCGACGAGATCGTCGGCCTGGTTGCAGCGCGATGCGACGAGAGTGCCTGGACACTTCAGGAGTTTGCAAAAGCCTATTGGGAGCGTGCTTTCGAGGCCGAGGCCGGAGAGAGTGGCAATCGGGTCAAGGTGCTGGACGGCAGTCCTGTTGCTGGACAATCCTATCGCGGAACATTCGCCTATCTCGGCGAAGCGTTGACGCGGGAGGGGGATCGCAACAAGAAACTGTCCTATGTCCTGGTGCGGCTAGGGCTGCTGTTCGCATTCGACGAATGGCGGCCGGAAATTGCCTACGGCTGGATGCGCGACTGGCACGCCTACCGAGGCCTGCACACCCGGTGGGGTTTCAACGGATGCAACTATTCAGCCCTGGAATGGTATGTCCGGCCTATCGAAACAGATTGGCATAATCTTTCTCTTCTAACGTGCGACGAAGTGGGATTGCGCAATCTGATACGGAACCCCGCGCCAGAGATTCTCTTTGCCGATCGAAAGAGTAGCCGAACAGAAAAGGCCTGCCCCCCAACGTCCGGACCGGAAGAACCAGACGCTGATACCTGACTTTCAGCATCTGGCCAGACGTGTTTTGCATGAGGGCTTGGACAATCGAGTACATCGGCAACTGCTGCGTCGTCGCATCGAAGTAATCACGTCCGACAATCATGCAATAATCCTTGCCGAGGAAATTGCGGGTCTCTTTCTTGTTTTCTGCCCATCCTTCTCCGAGCAACTTGACAGATAGGGCCTCGTGTCCGCACTCGATCAGATCCGGGGTATCGTTGACCCTTGGCGTACCGTCGAACAGGACCATGCTCGGAAAAGCCTTGATGTAATCCTCGACCAGGTTTCCCTCGGACTTCCGCCAGACAGACAGAATGTGCTGAGCAAACGCATCACCATCCCCCTTGTCGATGTCTTCGATTTCCAGCCGTCGCGCAAAAGTTTTCATGGGTGAAGCTCCTCTTGCACGTGATTGACGCCGATCAGGCCTTTCATGACCAGAACGAACCTTTCGGCTTGGCTTGGTGTCAACAAGGTGAAGTCTTCATGTTTAGCGATGTTGTAACAAATCATTTCCGGCATGTTCTTCATGCCGTCATTGCGAGCTGTCCTGACAACATCTTCTACAGCAAGTTGTAGATCCAGATCTACTAAATAAACGTGTCTTTGTTTCACGGCGCACACCCAAAACTTGATTGTTATTGGCCGTAATTTTCGGCTTCGAGAAAATCGTAGATCGCTTTCAGCAAAACCTTAAAATTCTCGGATTTTGCCTTACCGTTGGTATAGTCGCGATCAATGCCTCTGGCGACTTCAAGTGCCGGATCCATAACGGTGGATTTGATAAGCAGAGGCTCGTCGGCGTTTTTTCCGACGACTGCTTTAGCCGCACGATTGGAAACGGTCTCGTCACCGGCGAGAAGTCCATAAAATTCCTGTTCGGACACGCCGCAAATGTCCGCGAGCCTTTTAATGTGCTCGGTCGTCGTCGGGCTCTTGCCCGTATTCATGCGTGAAAGATGCGGAGCCGATATCCCTAAAAGGTCCGCCAGGGCTTCCCCCGACAATCCGGAAATTTGTTTGGCGATATTCACAGGCGTCTTGCTCATATAAGCATTATTTTCAATGCCTTCGAAATGGCCATAACATAACATGTAATTCTCCAATGTAATTTTGGAGCGACGATATTGCATATAATGTTAATTGTGTGCAAGTTGAGGTCATGACCTTAGACAAGTTCCTCTCCGATTACGGAAAACCTGCGAAGGACTTCGCAGAGCAGGTTGGTGTTTCTGCTGTTCAGATTTCGCGGCTCCGCCACGGCAAGACCCGGCCGAGTTGGGAGACAGCGAAACGTATTTCCAAGCTCACAAACTTCCAGGTCTCCGTCACCAGTCTCATGGAGTGTGAAACCGAGGAGAAAAGCGCATGAAAAACCGACTTGCCGATCTCAACAATCACCTGTTTGCACAGCTAGAACGGCTGTCCGAGGAGGGTTTGACACCTGAACAGATCGAGACTGAGGTACAGCGCACAGATGCCGTTGTGTCGGTTTCCGACACGATCATCAAGAATGCCGCGCTGCAGGTCCAGGCCGTCAAAATGATTGCCGATCACGGCGCTCACCTACGTCGCGACCTGCCGATGTTGCAGTCAGCACCGGATCAGGCGCCCAAACAGATCAACGGCAGAGCCGAAGGTGGTGCGTCGTGAGAGGCAACTGGATCAAGTATTCCGCGGACGAACTCGAATGGCTCGAAGCGAACAAGGAACTGCCGCGCCGGATCCTGCATGACTATTTCGTCCGGATCTTCAAACGAAATGACATCTCTTACGACAACATCAAATCACTTTGCACACGCCGGAAATGGAACACTGGCCGCGATGGCCGTTTCGGTGCCGGCCACGTCCCGGCAAACAAGGGGCAAAAGATGCCCTACAACGCCAACAGCGCAAGGACGCAATTCAAGAAAGGTCATCGCGGTGGTGAGGCTGAAAGAAAGTACAAACCCATCGGGACTGAGCGTGTCACCAAAGACGGTTACATCGAGCGTAAAATACATGACGGAATGCCGCTCCAATCCCGTTGGAAGGCAGTTCAACGGATCCGTTGGGAAGAACTGAACGGACCGCTTTCCGAGGGATTGGCGCTCAAGTGCCTGGACGGAGACAAGGCAAATACTGATCCATCGAATTGGATAGTCGTGCCGCGGGCAATGTTGCCGCGGCTCAACGGGATCCACGGCCGGGACTACGACAGTGCGCCGGCTGAACTCAAGCCGGTGATTATGACGTTGACCAGGCTCGAACATGAAGCGCGCGAACGCAAGCGGGAGGTGCGCTCATGAGCTCCGATGAAAAGTCACTAACCACCTGTACGCAGATCGCCAGCATTCCGGTCGCCGGCCATAAGTCGAAAACCCGCCATATCGCGGAAACAGATGACGGGCGCCTCCTGGTTCTGGAAACGAACTACTCAGATGACAAGCCTCGGGTCATGGCTGGCCCGTTTACCGTGGAGCAGGCAATCGATCATTCAGAACAGATCCTGGCGGGATCCGCGCGCCACATCACGCACAAGACAACGCCGCTTGTGTTGGCTGCCGCGTTGCTGAGCCTCGTTGCGGTTCTCAAGAAAACGCATGAGCCGGCGCAGCCTGGCTCCTGACTTTGTGCCTCGCGTTCCGGCCGCAGGTATTGCGTCGGCCGGCTGAGAATATCCCTTTCACCTCTCAGCGGAGGCGGCTGTGCCCAACACGCTCAAACCGGATCAATCGATCAAGCTTGCCAGGATGGACAAGAAGCGCCGCCGGCTCGGAGTGTCGCTGGACATGCTGGCCGCACGCGCCGGGATCAACCGGCGTACGTTGACCCGGATCCGCCGGCTCAAACGCTGTAACCAGGCGGAAATGCGCCGCATAACCTTTGCCCTTCGCGCGATCGAGAAAGAACAGCGCGCCGAGGCCGAGGCCTTCGCCGGCAGTCCGTCCAGCCTGCAGGCCGCAGCCGAGGTCGCCTTTGCGGGCTTTCATGCTGCCGTTACCGATCGGCTCGGCCAGGACCATGTGCGCAAGGTCGCGCTCTATCTGCTGGTCACCGGCTGCAATGTACCTGGTGCGACGGCCGCCCGGGTCTATGGCTGCACCAAGCAATATGTTTCGAAGGTGATGCGCCAGGTAGAGGACCTGCGCGAGGATCCTGATGTCAGCGTCGTGTTGCGGGACCTGGAGCAAAGTCTGCTCTGATGTCCCGCTTTGCCGTCGCCAAGTCCAAAGTCCTCGATCATCTGGAAACACTGATCCCCGAGCTGTTCGGCGGACATGCCGAGTCTCGTCATCACCGGCGCGGCCGATCCTGGAATATCTCCTGGCCGTGGCGGACCAAGTCGAAGGCGAGCCAAACGATCATCTGGCTCGATGGTGCCAGGCGCGGCGGCTTCAAGGATTTTACGTCCGGTGTCCAGGGCGATGCGATCGACCTGGTCGCGGTCGCGCTCGAGGGCGCTGTGACCGATGACAGCCGCATGCGCGCAGTGGCCTGGGTCGAGGATCGGTTCGGGATACGCTCGATGTCGCCGGCGCAACAACGGCGGATTGCGGCCGAGGCCGAGGCGAAACAAAAGGCCATGGCGGCCGAGGCGGAGCGGCGAAAAAAGATCGCGCGCGACAGAGCCCGCAAATTCTTCTTTTCATGTGAGAACACGATTTTCGGACATCTGCCGGAGATCTACCTGAAGCACGCCAGGGGCATCGATGCCCGAACGATGCCGCACCTGGCGCCGGCATTCCGGTTTCATCCGGCCTGCGAATATTGGCTCGGCGCACCGCGGGATGCAGACGGCAACAAGACGGCCAAGGGGCCGATGTTTCCGGCATTGATCACGGCCATGGTCGACCAGGACGGCAAGCTTGGCGCGTGTCATTACACATTTCTTGCACCTGATGGGCGCGACAAGGCCGAGGCGATCCCGTTCGGCGGAGATCAACCCAAAGCGAAAATGATGTTTCCGGATACGGCCGGCCTGATGATCCGGGCGACCTACGGGCCGAGCGGGCTCAACATGGAGCGCGCGGCCGAGGCCGGGATCTCCGGCATCGCCAGCGTCACCGAGGGGATCGAGGATGCTCTGTCGGCCGGTTTTGCGGATCCGGAGCTCCGATCGAACGCGGCCGGATCCCTGCCGAACATGCTTTCGCTTTACGACCACGCTGCAATCAGCGGCTGGCTCATTTTCAAGGACAACGATTGGGACAATCCGCAGGCCCTGGCGCAGTTCGACCGGGCCGTGCGCCGGCTCCGATCGTTCAAGAAACCGGTTCAGCCGGTCGCCATGCCCGCATCCTGGGGCAAGGACGTCAACGATGCCCTGAAGGGCGAGGAGTAGAGAAATGAACATCCTGGAAATAGACTGCGTGAGCTATGCCACGCGGGTCGGCTTTACGGCCGCCAATGAACTTCATGAGTTGTTGCGGATGGACCCGGAAGGCCCTCACGTCGACCAGGCCGCTCCCTTTCTGCCGATCGATGTCAATGACGAGGACCTCGAGGGTGCCGTCATGAACATGGGCGCCTATGTCTGCAACAAGGGCTGTGACAGCGGCGAGCGCATGTTTCGCTGGCTCATTGGAGACTGCGGTTCAGATCTGCAGTGGGAAGACGCGCCTCAGCCGACAGTCCTGGCGCTCGAGACCTTCGTGTCGGTCTGTTCGAAAACGCACACAAAATTGCGCTGCCTGCAGCTTGCGGCCGAGAACCGGGAACGACGTCCTGCTCCGACGCCCGCGCCCAAGATCGAGGACACGATTTTCGAGGAGCACGGATCCCTGGGCGAGATGGAGCCGCATGCGGTCGAGGCCATGAAAGCCTGGGATCAAACAGCTAAGAAAACTGCAGATGAGAAAGCCGCCGGCGGCGAGCTCGAGGCGGGCGAAGCCGGTGCCATATCGCTCGGCGAAACTGTTCATTCCGGATCAGGTCAGGCCGGCCAGGCCGCCAAAGATCCTGACCTGCCGGCAGCACCCAAAACGCCGGCTCAACGCAAGACCGTTGCAAAGGCAAAAAAGCCACCTGTAGCGCGAAAGTCGACAACCAGGGCAAAGACGCCGGCTCGGCGCAAATCCGCTCCCAAGGGCAAAGCCAAGTCGAAATAGCGCGTTTCTGTGCTGAAAGTGTCCGGACAAAAGTCAACCAAATGAGCGGAAATGAGCGGATCTGAACCGGGTAACGGAAGTTTTCCACAGGAAACAGGAAAGAGGCGAGTTGCGGCGGTTACCGGCGCAGCCCGAGCCCGGATGGAGATCGATGCGCATAGGTCGCACACGATAGTTTGGCCGGAGCTTGGAATGCCGTTGCAGGGTGTCGAGCCCGGGACCTGGCTCGAGCAGGGTGAGGTCGATGATACGGGGTGTCTGCCCGAGGACTGCCCGGTCCAGCCGCTCGGCTATGATGGCGAGCTCTACTACTTCGTCGACACCAAGGGCCAGGTGTTTTGCACCGGCGACAAGTCGATGGGGGTGGAGCGGATCCAGAAGCTGTTCTCCCGTCATGAAAAGTTTCTGTGCTGGGCCTGGCCTGCATACAACAAGAAAAGAAAGGTCGCCGGCTTCAAGGCCGAGGAAGTCCGCCGGGACATTTATGCGGCGGCCGATACGAAAGGGCCGTGGAGCCCGAGCGAGCTGGTTCGCGGCCGCGGCGCCTGGATCTCGACCGAGGGCAAGCTGGTCCTTCATACCGGCGAATATCTCTGGATCGACGGCAAGCTGGAAGACACCGGCGAAGTCGGTGCGCATTTTTATGTCCGCCGGCCGGGTGGCCTGGTGCCCTGGGATCAGCCCGTGCCGCATGAGGATAATCCGGCGATGGAGCTTTTCCGCCTGCTGCGCACCTGGAACATGGAGCGCGATCAGACCGACGCAATGCTGCTGATTGGTTGGGTCGGTGTCGCCATGCTCGGCGCGGCGCTCGACTGGCGGCCGTCGACCTTCATCGTCGGCGAGGCCGGCACCGGCAAATCCGAGCTGATCAAGCTGTTAAAGGAAGTCCTCGGCCGCGGCATGGTCTCGACCACGAACGCCACCGAGGCCGGTCTCTATCAATATGTCGGACACGACAGTTTGCCGATCTGGATCGACGAGATGGAAGGCGACGACAATCAGGACCAGGCCAAGAAGGTTCTGAAGATGGCGCGCGATGCCGCGTCCGGATCAATCCGGATCCGCGGCGGGGCCGATCACAAGGGCGTTGAATTCCAGGCGCGATCGGCGTTCGGCTTTTCCGGCATCACGCCGCCGCCGATCCCACCGGCAAATCTGACCAGGCTCGCGATCATCCAGTTGCGGCCGCTTCTGTCTGTCGACGGCATCGTCCCGAAACTCAAAGAGCCGGAAACCACCGGTGCCAGGCTGCTGCGACGCCTGGTCGATCAGTGGGACGTTTTTCCATCCATTTACGAGACGTATCGCACGGTGCTGCGAGAGGCGGGGCACAACGCCCGCGGCCAGAACACGTTCGGAACCTTCCTGGCCTGTGCGCATCTGCTGCTCGGCGATGACGGGCTCGAGGAGCTCGACCTGCCGTCATTCGAAGGCCTTCAGGCCTGGGGTGAAGCGCTCGCAGCCGACATTGTGCCGGAGCTGCAGGACAGCGAACCGAGCTGGCAGGAGTGCCTCAAGTACATCCTGGGAACCTCGATCGACAACTATTCCCATGGATCCCGCCAGACGGTGGCGCAGGTGCTCGAGCAGCTGAACCAGGGCAGTCTCGACACGGGTCCAGCCCGCGAGCGCCTCGGCCTGACGGATCTCGGGCTGGTTCCGAAAGGATTTGTCGGCGAGGGCTATGGCCTGGCGATCCCGAACAAGAGCCGAACGATCGGCAAGATGCTGGGCGACACGAAATTCTCCGATCGCAGCGGCAACGGCTCCTGGTCCTGGGCATTGCGTCAGGGACCGCCGGAGATCGTGCACAAAGCGATCAAGAAGAAAGATCCAAAGACCGGCGCCGAGAAACCCGACAATCGCTATACCGTCGCCGGCCAGCAACAGCGCTGCACGTTCATCTCTCTCCACGACTTCATGAAACACGAAGGCTGATCATGATCCGGACCAGGCTCAGACCGGGCGGCCGAGCGCCGCCCTTACCCCTCGAACCACCCCAAAACGAAGTCGAAATGAAATCCCCGACCCTTGGCCCTGCAGGGAACAGACCGGTTGACCGGCCTGATCGGGGCTTATCGTCCTATCGAAGCGGTGCGGCAAGACACGTCTGGCGGTTGAAACTGTCTAAAGTGTCTAACAGGTGTCTAGAGCTAAGTTGCTGACATGACTGCGATATTTCCACGAATAGACAGATTAGACAGTTTAGACAGCAGGTTGCCTCATATACGAGTGCGCACCCGCACATACATGAGTTTATGTGTGTCTAATGTGTCTAAAGTGTCTAATTCATCATATGTAATTGATATCGTTGAGTTTTTTCTTAGACACTTCGCCAGACAGTCACTAGACAGCCGCAGCAATAAAATATTCGAGGAGCGGTGCTGATGGCGGATGGTGATCTGTTTGAGGACGATGAATACGGGGCGGATCCGTTCGCCGATGCCGGCGACGCGCTCGAGCGTCAACAGCCGGAAAAGCGGCGACCTGGCCGGCCGCCGGGATCGCTGAACCGCAAGACCAAGGAATTCGAGAAGTATTTCCAGGCGAAGGGGTTCACGGATCCACTGACGGCGATGGCGCAGTTCATCACGGCGGATCCGGTCGCGCTGCAGGCCTGGTTCATTGAGCATGAGCAGGCCGAGGTCGCGGTTGGAAAGCAAATCCGGAAACATTGTCCGACGCTTTGGGACATCCAGAAAGAGCGGATGGCTGTGGCGGCGGCCCTGGGCCCGTATCTCCACGGCAAGAAGCCGGTCGAGATCGCGATCATCGACGAGCGGTTGCCGCACCTGGTCATTGACCTCGGCACGAACCAGCTCGAGGAGGGCGAAGCGATCGCCGGCATGAAGGCTTTGAGCCTGGGATCCACGATCGACGCCACACCCAACGAAAACAAGGACTTAGAGGAGCGCGGCGAGTGATCTCACACGGCAGCATCTCACACGGCACAGCCAAGCGCCTGAAATCGCAGGAGAAAGGCACGGTCGAGCCCGTGATCAAAAATCACGGTATCCGAAGGGGGATCCGGTCATTTTGCGGCGCGAGTGGTCCGGGTATGCGGCGCCCTGGTCGGCTCGGTGCCGGCGGCCTGGTCAATCGGCCCGCGGGGCGGAAATGGCGCTTTCCCGGGAAGGGGGGGCAGGCCCTGCAAGAGGGGGTGCGTTCTCACACCGATCCCATTTTCTGCAAACTGCCTTCAGGGAGTACCTATCGGTACACCGGGAACGGTTCGGCTCGGCCTTGGGGTCAGGGGTGTGGGTATGAGTGAGCATGTCTCCGACATTGTCGGTCAGAAGGAGTTTCGGACCTATTCCGACGAGCAGCTTCGAAAGAAGATCCTCGAGCTCGACATTCACGGCGATTTCGACCCGGTGCGCTATGTGCCGCCCGGGCCAATTGCGCAGGCCTACATTCGGGATCTCACCAAGACGGGGGTTATCATGGGCCCCCTGGGTGGGGGGAAGACGACGGCCTGTGCCTTCAAGCGGATCTATGCCGCGACCCTCGCGCCGATCTGCAAGCATCCCGTCGACGGCAAACCGACGCGCATGTGCCGATGGATCGTCTTGCGTGACACGTTCCGCTCCGCCGAAAAAACCGTCCTGGAAAGTTGGAAACAATGGTTCCCGAAGGGATATCCGGGCTCAACCTGGACCGGCGGCAACGACCGGCCGGTGACGCATACGCTGCGTTTCATGGGGAAAGACGGGATCCGGCTCGAGGCGATTACCGAGTTTGCCGGCCTCAACGAGAACGATATCGAAACCCTCATGAAGGGGCGGGAGTATTCCGGCGTCTGGCTGAACGAGCTCGATACACATGCACCTGGTGCGCTTGACGATGCCGAGCAACGCGTCGGCCGCTATCCCATGAAGACACTCATGCTGGATGCGGACGCGCCAAGGCGCGGCTTTGTTATTGGTGATATGAACGCGCCAACCTTAGACAACTGGACCTATGAGGTTCTCGTCATAAATCGAGGTCCGGATCGCGCGTTCCATCAGCAGCCGAGCGGGAGCTCGGCTGATGCGGAAAACCGGTTCAATCTGGAGGCGGACTACTACGACCGCATCATCCGGAACCAGGAAAAGCATTTTGTGCGCCGGATGGTCGAAAACAAATTCGGCTATAGCCGCGCCGGCAAACCGGTCTATGAGGGTTTCGATCGGGAAATTCACGTTGCCAGGTCCGAAATCGGGTTCGTGCCAGGCCTCGAGCTCGTGATCGGCGTCGATACGTCGACCAATTCACTCAATCCCGCGGCTGTTTTCAAACAGGTGCTGCCTCCTGGACGGATTGCCGCGATCGATGAGCTCTATCTCGGCCATGGTGTCGGATCCGCCCGTTTCGGTGAAGCTCTGAAGCTGCGTATTGAGGAGCGCTATTCGGAAGCGACAACGATCCGGATCTTTATCGACCCTGCAGCCGAACATGGCGGCGACAGGGAAGGCGGACAACTGGCGGCGATGGAAATCATTGCCATGATCACGGGCCTGCCGGTGCTTATCCCCGCAAATGGCAGTAACGAGCTCGGCCTGCGGCTCGATGCGGTCAAAGTCGAGCTCCGCGGCTATCTCGAGCCGGAAACAACGCAGCTGATTTGCCCGGTGCGCTGCCCGCTTTTGATCCGCGCCATGGAAGGCAAATATCGTTACAAGCGCAAGCCAGCGACAGCTTCGTTTGAATACGAGGAAAAGCCGGAAAAGACGCATCCGGAGAGTGATATCTGCGATGCGGACCAATACGGCACACTCGGGATCCGCGGCCGTGTCGGATCCTTGCGCGGCGCTGCCGGCCTGGACAAGCTTCCAGGTCAATCCAGTTCTTCGGGATGGCGCGGCCAGGGTGCCGGCGGATCCGGCGGCAGTTTCGACGTCCACAAGGTGGGATGCTGATGCTTGAGATCGAAACGCCGGCGAACCTTGTCGATATGGCCGAGCTTTCCGGCGCGATGTCGCGGGTTCATTGGGCGATCGTCCGGGAAATGTGGCGCGGTGGCGATACCTGGGCAATTCGCATTGATGGCGATCTGGTTGCCCTGATCGGTCTCTATCCGGTCATCGGTGAGGCCTGGGAAGCCTGGTTCAATCTCACGCCGCGGATTGGCGGGCATCTGCCGGAGTTGCTGAGTGCAATGCGGTTGACGGTTCAGGCCGGCAAGTATCGTGAAATCGTTACCGTTTGCACCACGCGCGCCGGAAAAGTGATGGCGCGCCGCATGGGTTTTTCGTTTGCGGAACCTTGCGACTTTGGGGAGATCTGGAAATGGCGTCAATGCTCGGCGGCGGAAAGCGTGACAATAGCGGCACCGAACTCGCCAAAAAGAACGCAGAAGAACAGCAGCGACGCAGCCTAGCCGCACTTGCAGCCAGCCAGGCGGAAAGCGATCAGGGATCCTCAAATCCTGGTGGTGGTAAAAAGCGCGGCCGGCAGATGCTGACCTTCCTCTCCGGATCCGGGCAGGAGACACTCGGCTAAATGGCGAAAAAACCTGCCACCAAGCCGGGAACGCAGCCTAAAAAGAACCCGGAAATGCCGTCCGTCATCAAGGCATTGAAGGCCCGGCGGAACAACGCGCAGCGCGAGCGGGACACATTCCAGCCGCTGCTCGACGAGGCCTATCAATACGCGATCCCTTTCCGAAAAGGCGTTTCGAAAACCGGCAAGGGCGAGAAGCGGGTCAATGACGTATTCGATCATACGGCGATCGACAGTGCATTTCGCTTTGCCGGCAAGGTCCAGCAGGATCTCTGGCCGGCCGGCCAGGAGAATTTCAAGCTCGAGCCCGGGCCGATCGTCCTGAACCAGGGCGAGCGCGACGAAATGTCGAAACAACTCGAACCGATCGGCCAGGTGCTGCAGGCATTTTTCGAGGACGGCGATTGGGATATGGCGTTCCATGAAATGGCGCTCGATCTGAGTGCCGGCAACGGTGCCATCCTGCTCAATCCCGCGGATCCGAAAGAGCTGGACAAGCTCTGGGATCCGATTTCGGTTCCGATCGAAGAACTGCTGATCGAGAACGGGGCGAAAAACAAGGTCTCGGCAATTTTCTGGAAGCGGAAAATGTCGGTTCGGGAGCTCTCGGAAACCTGGTCCGAGGGTGAATTCGGCGAGAACCTGAAAAAACTGCTGAAGGAAAAGCCGGAAAAAGAAATCGACGTCAATGTCGATACGGTCTGGGATCCCAAATCCCGCCGATGGAAAATGACGGTCTGGTGCAATCAGCAGAATAAACCGGTTTATGAGAACGAGAGCCGAACCTGTCCCTGGCTCTTTGCCCGGTATTTCCGCGTGCCAGGCGAAGCGTATGGCCGCGGGCCCGTCATGCTGGCCATGCCGACGATCAAGACGCTGAATACGGCGGCACGGCTGCAGCTGCAGGCGGCGGCGATCGCCATGCTTGGGATCTATACGGCCGTCGATGATGGTGTGTTCAATCCTTCTCTGGCGCCGCTCAATCCCGGAGCATTCTGGAAGGTCGCGAGCAATGGTGGCGCGCGTGGGGCATCAGTCCAAAGGTTTCCGGATCCGCGGCTCGATCTCTCCAACCTGGTCCTCAATGACATGCGCATGGGCGTCAAGGCGACCATGATGGATCAGAGCCTGCCGGCGGATGGCGCCGCTGTGCGATCCGCAACCGAAATCATGGAACGGGTCAAGCGCCTGGCGTCTGATCACCTCGGGGCCTATGGCCGCCTGGTCAAGGAAATCGTCATACCGGCGGTGAAGCGCGCCATGGAGCTCGCTTATAATCGTGGACTTATCCAGGCCGAAATCCCGATCGATCAGCTGCTTGTGCGTGTGCGGGTGAAAAGTCCGCTGGCGATCGCCCGGGAAGCGCAGCGGATCGAAAAAATCATTCAGTGGCTGCAGATGGTGATCTCGATCGCCGGCGCAGTCGGTCAGCCTGACTTCATCCAGCGTATCGCAAAGATTGAAGAAGCACTGACGGAAATCGGCCGCGAGCTCGGCGTGCCGGAGCGTTTTGTCGTGACCAAGAAAGAACGGGAAAAAATGGACGCGGACGCTACCGAGGCGGCGGCGACAGCGGCCGTCGCAGCTGCGGCGCTCGAGGCAGAAACGGGGACAGCACAGTGATTGACGTTCAGGATCTGGTGAGCTCGGCAAGCGCCGGCGGATGGGATTGGTTCGGCGGTGTGGATGAAAAAGTCCAGGAAGCGCTCAACCTGGACCAAAAGAAGACGAACGAGGACCAGGCGGCAATCGCAACGGCATGGGCTGATTTTGCAGCGACGCCAGGCGGTCAAAAAGCATTGCAGCAGCTGTTCGACAATACGCTTCTGCGCACGGTTTTCTTTGTTCAACTCGGCCTCGACCCTCAGTCGATGGCCACTTATGGCGCGTTCCGCGAGGGTCAAAACTCGGTCGCGCACCTTATCGCCAGGCTTATCGCGGAAGGCCGCGGCGAAACCACAAAACCGAGAGACGTCTAATGTTGGTTTTTGAAAAATTCCGACCGGTGTTTGCACCGGAAGGGGGGCTTGCCGGCGCAGCAGCTGCGGGCGGCGGAGATGGTGGAGATGCCGGCGGCGGTGCCGGTGGTGGAACCGGAGAAGGTGATACCTGGAGTCCGCCGGAAGGCATCCCGGCGGACTATGTCGGCACGACCGCCGATGAAACGTTGGCCAAACTGCTACCGGCATACACCGACGCAAACACCCGAATGACCGGTTTGCGTGACAAACTGGCGAAAATGCCGGCCGCTCCTGAAACAGCCGATGCCTATACGCTGGATCCGGGTGAGAAACTGGCGCCGTTTTTCGGCGATCTCAAGGATAATCCGGCCTGGAACCATGCGCGCCAGGCCGCGCACAAACACGGAATGAGCCAGGATCAGCTCCAGGGCTTTATTTCGGATGTTTATGGACCGATGTTCGACGAGGGGCTTCTGCCGACGCCTTATGACGCGGCGGGCGAGATTAAGTCTTTCATGTCCGCGAGCGGTCTCGATCGCACCGCAACACAATCTGCCCTCCAGGCAACAGAAGCGTTTGCGACCGGATTGTCCAAACAGCTCAAAGACGTCCCCGAGGCCATGAAAACAGAGGTCGAGGCGCAACTCGTTTCTCTCACCGACACGGCCGCCGGTAATTTCCTCTTGCAGGCGCTGTCCGGCCGGCTTTCGGAAAACGGGATTAAGGTCAGCGGCGAAGGTGGTAATTCAGGAGCTCTCACGGCCGAGGACGTCAAGGCACTGCATTCGGATCCGCGCATCGATCCACGTAATCGCAATCATTCGGATCCGGACAAGCGGTACGATGAGGATCTGCGCAAGCGCTATGACGAGGCGTGTAATCAAATGAAGTGAAGTCAAATCGGCTTTGCTATGAGCTATTGCTCAAAACGGCTACGATTGCTATAAATCTGGGAGCATCACCGGCCCATGGCAGTGGGCCGGTGATTTTGCCTCGTTATTCGTCGATCACTCCTTCAAGGATGACAATAACGATCTTTAGCACGGTGAGTATCATAGTCATCTTACTCATTTAGTGATCCAATCGTTTTTAGCTTCAGTATGGGGGCGGATTTAAGAATCCGTCCTCGTCGAATTCCATAGCCCAAAATCGAGAAATCAGATTTGTAGGCTGTGTTTTGGTATACGTTTCTAATCCATAGGCTTTATCCTCCTTGTGCGTATCGACGGGGAAAATCCCCTCGATCTCTCGCAAAGCGTGTGTGCAACACCACGCTAAAAGTAGCCTGATTGCTGACACCAACCTGTCACGTCACCAATTAATGCTGCAATTTCTATAAACGCTAGATACTCGCGATTTGCGTCTATCTGGTCTAGGGTCGCTTAATCCAATAGCCACGAAGAGGGTTTACCGCAGCTGCAGCCGCTTAGCCTTTTTGGTGCCAAGGGCGGACCTGCAAGCAGCGCGGCCTCTCCGGATCCCGGACCTGCGTTTGTCGAGTGGCCTCTCCAGTCCCGGTGTTTTCACGTCAATCAACATCGAGGTAATCACGATGTCCGCACAGGCACCAGAGTGGTTCCGGACGCAGTATCCGGCCCGAGCCATGCACATTTACCAGGAGCGGGGCAATCGTCTCCGTCCGACAGTCTCGCCGGCCGTTCGTTTCGAAGGATCGAGCAAGGCCATTTTCTATCTCGCCGGCAAAATGAAGGCGAAGAAGAAAAAGCGTAACGAACGCAATACGCCTTCCGGCTCGGCTCGCAAGAAATTCGAAGTCGATCTCTACACCTGGACTGCCTTCGACGAGGTCGAAGAATGGGACATGGACCGCATGTCGGTCGACGAGCGGGAAATCGTCTTTGAAAGCGGCGCCATGGCGCTCGGTCGGGCAACCGATATCGAGATCTATGAGGTTATGGCGGCAAAGCACGCAACAGTTCCCGCTGATCTCGACTTTTCCGCCAGCAACTTCAATGCCGCGCACGCAATGACGCTCTGCAAGGCATTGCAACAAGACAAAGTTCCCTGGGACGGCAATGTTTATTGCGGCCTGCCGGCGTTGCAGTGGAACCAGTTCCTGGCAAACAAGCAGGTCAACAGTTCTGAGCATGTTGGTAGCGATATTCCGTTCGTAAAAGCAACATCCACTCGCTTCTGGAACGGCGTCAACTGGTTCCTGTTTGAAGAAGAAGAGCCGGAGGATCTTTATCCGGTGCCCGGTGTCAACGAGCAGGATCTCTTCATCTGGCACAAGTCGGCAATGGGGTGGGGTTCCCATACCGATCTGCAGATGCGTGAACAGTGGGACAACCGCGCCGATGTCTGGACAATCAACCTGAAAGCCAAGGGCGCCGCCAAAGAGCTTCAGGAAGGCAAGGGCATCAAGCGTTTCCGCACGAAGTCTGACGGCACGATCGTCCTCACCTAAAGTCTACGTCGCCGGCGGTTCGCCGCCGGCGTTTTCTTCTCACAATCAGGATCAAGCTCATGGCCTTTGATGCAGACGGTTTCTACACCATCAGTCATATCGGCACTGTGGACCCGGCAACGCCGGGCACGATGCGCAACTTTCATGGCTACGTCACCAATGATGACGCTGCAGCCGTCGAAACTGGAAACTACTTCCTGTCGATCTACGACCGACTGAAAGTCGGCGACCAGGTCCATTGCTCGCTCGACATGGATGGAACGCCGGCAGGCAAGTCCTATGTCGTCTCGGCATCGAGCTCGACGACTGTTTCGATCTCGGCGTTTTCCTAAGCGCCGGTTCCTGACCGTCGCTCTGGAAGCCAGCCGCGCAGGTTTTCGGTCCTGCGCGGCTGAACTCAAGAGGCTCTCATGTCGACCAATCTTGACGCGCTCGATATCGTCAATTCAGCCTGCGCCGAGATCGGCGCGGATCCGCTCCAGGATCTTGAAGAGGAAACGATCGGCGGCGAGGCGGCCGCGCTCGTTTACGCCAGCGTTGTCGATTTCAATCTCAGCATCGAGCCTTTCGAATTCAAGTTCGAGATCCGCGAGCTTTCACAGGTCGCGGACGCAACGCCACTGAGCGGCTATACCTACCTGTTTGATATTCCCGGGCCGCGGCTCGGGCCGCCGCGCTGGCTGTCCCATGATCTGACGGATCCTGACTGCAACTATACGCAATACCGGCTGATCAAAGGCCAGGTTCACGCGATGGATGAGCAGCTGTTTGCGTCCGTGCCGTTTCGGCCGGATCCGATTAACTGGGAGCCGGCTTTTCGAAAGGCGACCATCACGGCGCTCGCCGCGCACCTGGCAACCGCGCTTGCGAGCGATGTCAAGACCCGCGACCGGTTGCTGCTGCAGGCGTATGGAACGCCGCAGGAGCAGAACCGCGGCGGCGAAATGCGCAACGCGATCCAGAACAATGCGCAGGCGACGCCGCCGGTTACTGCCGGCTGGGACAATAATCCGTTTGCGAACGCCTGGAGGTCCTGATGGTTGCGCGCCCGGGACGCCTGCAGTCCGCCTTTACGGCCGGCGAGCTCGATCCGCATCTGCACGAGCGGACGCAGCTCAAATATTTCCAGACCGGAGCTGATCACATGGAAAATGTGGTCTCGATCCCGCAAGGCGGTTTCGGACTGCGCGGCGGCCTGGTCGATATCGGTGCGGTGAACGCCGCGGCCGAGCGTCTGTTCGGGTTCAAGGCCTCGGACGGCTCGGCCTATGACTTGATTTTCTCTCCCGGCAACATGGAGGCCTGGGACGCGACGCAAAAGCTGCAGGACCTGGCGATCGGTGGTCTGACGGCTGGCATGCTGTCCGAATTGAACGACGCGCAGCAGCTCGACACGATGTTGCTCTTTCATGAGGACCTGCAGCCGCAGCGACTGAAACATGGCGGACCCTCGAGCTGGTCCCTGGACGTTGCGCCGCTGACGGATCTTCCGAGTTATGATTATGGCGGCCCGATCGGGGGTGGATCCTATACCAACGGTGTTGCGGCAGTCTGGCGGCTCGAGTTTGTCGGCCTGACAGGTGGCTCGAGCATTTTCGTCCTGACGGTGAGCCAGGAAGAAACGGTTTCCATCACCTACAACGGCGACATGGGCGCGCTCGCATCCGCCATTCAGACGGCGATCCTGGATCTGCCGAATGTCGAGCCCGGGATCACGGTGACAAGCGTCGGCGGCACGAAACTCAACATCACGTTTTCCGGTACCGGAAACGAAGGTGACGGATGGGCCGTTTCCGGCAACGTGATCAACAAGGCCGATGCTGCAATTCTGGCTGCAAAAACGACGATCGGCGTTGCGCCAGGCGAGGACGTGATTTCGGTAGATCGTGGCTGGCCTCGCTGCGGTCTGTTTTATAGCCAGCGGCTCCTGGTCGGTGGTTTCAAAAGCCTGCCGAATGCCTGGATGTTTTCGCTCCAGGGCGGATATTTCAATTTCGACGAGCGGTTTTCTGCAGCAAACGGTCCAGCCCTGGTTCCGATGGACGTTGAAGGCGGCGAGGTTGTGCTGCAGATGGTGAATTCGCGCAACCTGGCGATCTTCACCAGCAACGGGGAATACTGGATTGCCGAACGAGGCCTCGATCGGACAGAGCCGCCGAACCACGTCCAGGCGGGCGAGCGCGGCGTCAAGCCTGGTGTGAAAGTCGTCAAGAACGAGGGCGCGCTCAACTTCATTTCGAGCACCGGATCCGTTGTCGGAGAATTTCGCTACACCGATGCCGAGGGAAATTTCATCTCGCGCGACATATCTTTGCTCGGTGCGCATCTGATCATCGATGTCAAAGACCAGGCGATGCGCCGCGCCGAGAAATCGACCAGCGGCAACCTGAATGGAATTGTCCTGGATGACGGCCAGGCGCGGCTTGCAACCTTGTTGCGCGAGCAGGACGTCACGGCTCTGGCGCGCATGACGTCGAATGGCGGTTTGTTCAAGGCGGTCTCGGTCAACGGCCGCAACGAAATGAGTTACCTGGTCGAACGTCCTGCCGGCAGGCGCCTGGAGCGGCTGACAACCGGCTATCTGCTCGACGAGGCGCATCTGTTCGATTTTCCATCGCCAGAAACATCGATCACCGGGCTTTCCCGTTTCGAGGGGCGGGAGGTCTGGGTCATCGGTGATGACAATGTGCTCGGGCCCTATATCGTCGCCGGCGGATCCCTGACGCTCGATTACCCGGTGTCGACCGGTTATGTCGGCACCTGGTCGCCGCCAAAGGTCACGACGCTGCCGCCGCCGCGCGAAGTCAGTGCGAATGTTGTCGTCAAGCGCAAGGCGCGGATCCACTCGGCCAAGATCTCCCTGCTCGATACGACATCGATCGCGCTCGGCATCAATGACGGTCCGTTGAAAGAGGTCGCGCTGCAACGTTTCGGGCTGACGGCCGACGTTCCGGAGCTGCAGCAGGGCGTCACCGAAACGATCACTGTGCGCGGTCTCACCGGTTTCCACGACGAACCAAAGCTTACAATCTCACAATTGCGTCCGGGAAAACTGACAGTGCGATCCGTGACGATCGAGGCCGCACTCTAGGAGAGGTTCATGCAGGTAGCTTTTGCGGCGTTGGGAAGTTTGTTCGGTGGTGGCGGTGCAGCGGCCGGAGCCGGCGCAGCTGCAGCCGGTACCGCAGCCGCGGCCGGCGGGTTCGGTTCAACTGCCCTTACGGTTCTGCAAGGTGTGACGGCAACGATCAGCGCGCTCGGCCAGATCGGCGCCGGCAATGCCGCGGCGCAGGCCTCGGAAGACGAAGCGATCCGGGCAGACCTGCAGGCCGGCCAGGAGAAGATCGACGCGACCAATCAGCAAACGCAGATGAAACAGGAGCTGATGCGGATCCTCGGCGAAAACGAAGTTGCCGCGGCAAACGCCGGCATCGATATTTCCGCCGGCATCGCGCAACAGGCAAATTCCGCGACCAAGCGCGATGCGCAAACCAATCTGACAGTGAGCCGAAACGATCAGGAATTCCAAAGTGCGCTTTTCCGGCTTCGGGCCAAAGGACTAAGGCGAAAGGCAGACAGCCAGCGGCAGGCCGGTTTGCTGAATGCCTTCGGCACGGCAGCCGGTTTCGGCATCGATCTTTTCGAGCGGGGTTAACATGGCCAATCGTCAGAGCCGGGATCCTGGCACGTTCCGCAATGTTCAAAGCACGGCGCGGGTCGGCGGTGTGCCGTCTTTTGCGGTCGACACCGGCGACGCGTCGCGTGCGCTGGCAAATGTTGCCGGATCCCTGTCCGGTCGTTTGAAAGGTCTCGCCGACAAAGCCGGTATCCGCGAGGCCGAGCTCGCCGGTCTCTCTGCAGGTGAGCGCGGCGCGGTTTCCTATCTGCAGGCGCGTTCAGCCGAACAGGACGCGCCGACAAGTGCCGGCGGCCGGCCGTCGCGCGGCCAGGTCAACGCGCCGGCGGAAATCCGAAACGAGATCGTCGCGGCTGCACAGCGCCACGGCATGGATCCGGCAAAGCTGATGAAAATCGCCGAGCTTGAAAGCAGCTTCAATCCTAGTGCAAAAAACAAGCGCTCGAGCGCCGGCGGCCTGTTCCAGTTCATCGACGGTACCGCGGCCGATTACGGTCTCAAGAACCGATTTGATCCGGCCGAGGCGTCCGATGCCGGCGCCAGGCTGATGCGCGACAACCGTGCACACCTGGTCAAGGTGCTCGGCCGTGAGCCGACCGTCGGCGAGCTCTACCTGGCGCACCAGCAGGGCCGCGGCGGTGCCGCCAAGCTGCTCGCCAATCCGGATGCAAAAGCGGTCGATATCGTCGGCGTAGATGCCGTCATCCTGAACGGTGGCAAAAAGTCCTGGACCGCGGCACAGTTTGCCGGACTGTGGCTGAGAAAGGCCGGCGATACGTCAGGCGAAGTTCGTTCCGGACTTCCGGAATTGAACACGCAGCCGCTTGCATTGCGCCGCGATGGCTCAATGAGCGGCGACGCCTTCGATCGGGCGGCCATGCGCTCCTACACCTGGCGCATGTCGGAAGGCCTTTCGACCGATCTGGCGAATGCCTACCAGGATTTAGGCGACGATCCGACGGCGTTTGCCGATCGGATGGAGGAGATCCAGGCGAACTATCTGCAGGATCCGAACATGCGGGATCCGGAGATCCGCGAGGCCTTCCAAAAGAATTTTTCGCGCCAGTCTCGCGGCTATCGGATGAAAGTTGCCAGTCAGCAGGAAACTCTCCTGCGGCAGGAGGAGGTCGCCGCGGCCGAGGGGGCGATCGACGCGCGCGAGCGGGATCTCGAGCGCCAGGCGCATGCGCTCGGCGCCAATGGCGACGGCGATCAGATCCTGACCGAACATCTGCAGCAGTCGCAGCAGATGGTTGATGCTGCCGTCGAGGCCGGCACGCTGTCTCCGCTCCAGGGCCAGCGGAAAAAGGAAAAACTGGCGAAGGTCGCAACGCGCGGCCGGGTCCAGGGCGTTTTCGATGCTCTCGAGACGCCGGCGCAAAAAGAGCAATTTGCACTTTCGCTCCTGGAAGACTGGCAGGCCGGAGAAGGACCGCTTGCGCAACTTGATTATGCGACGGTCAAGTCGTTGTCTCAGTCTCTTTATCGGGATGCCAGAGCACTCGGCAACAAACAGGACGCCGATGCGCGGCTGCAGAAGGGTAAGTTAAAGGATCTCCTGCAGGACGATATTGCATCGATCGAAAAAACCGGACGGCCGCTCGACCTGGAGGCCGCCGGCTTCGGCGAGGAAGCGATCGCGGCGAGCCTGACACCGGAAGAAAACCAGGCCTGGCAGGACAGCCGGGAGATTGCCGGCGAGATCTATGACGCGGTTGCCGACATGGACATGTTGCCGGCCGATGACATCGAGGCGCGGCTTGACGGGCTCGAGCCGGAACCAGGTGCGCCCGGGTTCCGTGATCAGGAGGGGATCCTGGCTGCAGCCGAGAAAAAGGCGAAAGAGGTCCTGACGCTTCGATCGAAGGATCCGGCGCGTGCGGTGGAAGAAACATTCGACCAGGTCGCCGAGCTCGCCGAGCTTGCGGATCCGGAAAACCCGGAAACCATGATTGCCCTGGTGAATGGACGCCTGGATGCGCAGCGCGCGCTCGACATTCCGGAGCTCGGTCAAATGCCGTTGACACTTGTCGAGGCAACTGATCTGGCGCGCGCGATCATGTCGGGCGATGCGAAAGGGCAGGCGGATGCGACCAGGGAGCTCGTCGGCCAGGTCCAGGGGGCATATGGTCCGCATGCCGGCAAGGTGCTGACGCAGGTCCTGCAGGTCCGCGGCGTCGATCGGGAACTCGCCGATTATGGATCCGCGCTGTTTATCAAGCTGGCGCGGCAGGAACGGCCGTCTACAGGCGAGTTGCGCCAGGCCGGCGTCAATCAGGAGATCGGCGCGGCCGAGGCCTCGTTTAATTCCGGCGTAACACCTGGAACGCAGCCGGTTCCGTCCTATGAGGCTATTCAGCTTTTGATCGCGCAGCCGGAGCTCGCGCCGCAATTCGATGAAAAATACGGCAAAGGCTATGCCGCGCGGCTCCTGGATGGACAGCTCGAGGATCCGCATCGCCGCAAAGTCGAGGGCGGCGTCGAATTCGTTGACGAAACCGGTGAGGGTTTCATTCCTGATGAGTAACATTTTCGATCAGTTTGACGACGGTGAAGCCTTGCAGCCAGGCGCCGCGCCAGGGCTCGGCGAACGGTTTCAGAAAAATTTCGATGCCGGTCAGCGGCAGAACACGATCCTGGGCAGCGTCAAGGATGCGTCGACCGAGAGCCGGCGCGACGATCGCCGGCGGTTCGACGAGGCTCTTGAGGCTATGCCGGAATGGCAAGGGCTCGGCGAAGGGGCTGTTGCGCTTGGCGGTCAGATCGCCGGCACGGCCGCCAGCGTTGAAAATTTCGTACCGATCGGTTTGGGCGCGCGGATCCTCGCATCGAGCAAGGCGGCTGTCACCGGTCTTTGGGCCCGCGTTTTTGCCGGAGCCGTCGACAGTGCCGCGGTCAACGCGGTTTCTGATGCCGCGATCCAGGGCATCGAGATCGAGGCAGGTCATCGCGAAGACTTCGACCCGGTTCAATATGGTGCCAGCGTCTTGCTTGGCGCCGGCATCGGTGGCGCCGGCGGTGCGGTTGCCCATGGTGGCAGCAAGCTCCTCAAAAAAGGTGAGGGCGCTCCGGATCCAAAACAGGCGGCGGATCCAAAAGAGGCACCGGATCCAAAAGATGTGCCGGCGGCCGAACCGAAAGAAGATGCTCCGGCAACGCCGGTTACGGATCCAGAGCCTACAGCAAAACCGGAACCTGCAGCGAAGCCAGAGGAACCGGCGCCGGCAACCAAGCCAGACGAGGCGATCGCGGCAAGGCGTCTCGGCGATGATCTGTCCGAACGCGGCATCGAGGCGCGTGAAGTTCTATCCAGGGAAACACCGGACGCGACGCCGGCAAAGGAACCGGTTGCCAAGTCCGAGGCTGCGCCGGCGCCGAAAGAGTTGCCGCCTGTGAAAACGTCCTCGGCCGCGGCCGAGTTCCTCGATGTCCAGACCGTTTCCCGCTCAGATATCATTCAGCAGGGAACCAAGGCGCGGCCGCGGGCAGGGAAGGCGGCGAAGGGCGGCGAGACTGCCGAGCCGGTCGCACGTGTGCGCGAAATGGCCGAGGCGCTCGCCAAGGCGCTCGAGATCCCGTCGACCAGGCAGGGGCGGATCCGCGGCCGCAGCCAAGTCCTTGGCCAGTACAACACCAAGACCGGCGGCGTTCGTGTGCGATCACTCGATGATTTCGACACGCTCAGCCATGAATACGGCCATCACCTGGACAACAAGATCCCCGAGGTGAAACAGTTCATCAAGCGGAATTCGAAGGTCCTGAAACCGCTCGATTATGACGGGTCCAAACAGCGCGATTTCGAAGGCTTTGCCGAATTCTTCCGGCTCTGGATCACAAACAGACCGTATGTCGAAAAGCAGCTGCCCGAGCTCGCCGCCGAATTTGCTGAGGTCCTAAAAAAACATCCCGATCTCATGAAGGGCATCGATGAGGCTTCCGATGCCTGGTCGAAATTCATGGATGCACCGAGCCAGGTGGCCGTTGCCGCGACGATCGTTTCGTCCAAGCAAAAGGGATGGGTGGCATCCGCGCGCAAGGACTTCACCGACCAGGGCATCGGCGGAACAATCTCCGATGTCCTGGAGCGGGTTTACGGGTTCTTCCTGGATGATCTCAATCCACTGCAGCGCGCCGTTTCGCATCTGAAGGATCTGCATTTCGAAAACACCGGCAAGCGGCTCGATCTGAACGTTTCTTCGGATGCCTACAAACTGGCACGTGTCAGCCGTGGCGCCTATTCCGCCGGCCATATGGATGTGATGTACGGGGTTGCGCCGTATCGGGGTCTCAATCCGGAAAGCCCGTCCTTGCGCGATGCAATCATCGAGGCGACCGGCAAGCCGAATTCCCTTTCCGCCTGGGATGATGCGCTGGTGCGTGATTTCGGATCCTACCTGTGGAGCCGGCGCGCGATCGGCGAGTGGCAGCGCTACAAGGCCGGCGACATTCCGAACGCTCCGGACAAGCTGACCGAGGGCGATCACGTTCAGAACGTCAAGGACCTGGTCAAGTCCAATCCGCAATTCGAAGCGGCGGCCGACAAGGTCTATCGGTACAATCAGGCGCTTTGGAAAAAGAAGTATGACGCCGGCCTGATCGATCGGGCGACCTATGACGAAGGCTTGGCGATTGTCGACTATGTGCCCGGGTTGCGCGACTTCTCGACCAGCAAGACCGATGAAAAGGTGACGTCCGGAAAACATCGCCAGGGCAAGGATCTGAAAAACGGCATAACGCGCCGCTTCAAGGGATCCAAACGAGACGTGATCAATCCGCTCGAGAGCCTGGCGGCCGATGCCTACGAGACTGCGACAACGATCGCGCGCAACGATGTCCTGAAGGCTTTGCATCGTTTGTCCCGGGTTGCCGGCACCGGTGGAGCCAGGATCGCCGAGGAGATCCCGGTGCGCCAGCTGCAGGCCTCCATGGTGGATCCGCTCGAGGCCGTCGAGAGCGCCGCAAAAAACGCCGGCCTCGGCAAGATGGACACAATGATGATCCGGGACGCACTCGAGAGTGCGATCGGTGACGAAAAGGCGGCAATCTTCCGACCGGCCATGATCAGCGAGAACGGCGAGCCGATCGCGTTTTTCCGAGATGGCGGCGAGTTGAAAGCCTTGCGCCTGGCCGATGGGCAATTCGGCCGCGACATGTATGGCGCTCTCACGTCGATGAACCAGGCCGAGAAAAATTTCTGGCTCGAGATCGTCGCCATGCCGGCGCGGGTCCTGCGTCTCGGCATCACGACGTCGCTTGATTTCATCGGTGCCAACTTTGTGCGCGACCAGGCTATGGCTGCGATCTATTACGGCCGGCCGTTGCGGCGTGTCGGCCGATCGCTCCAGGGCGCGGCCGACGATATCCTGGGAACCGAAACTGCCCGGATCTATTCCCGCTCATACGGGATCTCCGGCGGCCAGGAAACCGCCAGCCTGTCCGCGGCCAGGGCCGAGCGCGACATTTCAAAACTGAAGCGCAAAGGATGGCTTGCGCAGCGGCTGACGAGTTTCCGTGGTGTCCTGCAGACGGCCGAGCTCGCCGAGACGGCCTCGCGGATCGGCCTGTTTCGCACCTTCAAGGATGAAGCCAAAGCCCGTGGGCTCGATGATTACGAGGCCGCGCTCGAGGCGTCCTGGCGCGCACGCGATTATATCGACTTCGATCGGCGCGGTTCGCAGATGGCTGCGATCGCCCGGGTTGTGCCGTTTCTGAACGCGGCCATGCAGGGGCTCGACAAGACCGGCCGGCACATGCTGATGCCGCTCGCCCGCAAAGCGCTCGGCCAGGCAGACGGTCCGGACGATGCCCGGGCTATGGCCGAGGCCGTGAAGGCCTGGGCCCGCATGGGTGTTGTTGCGGCCGGATCCGCATCTCTTTATGCGCTGATGTCCGATCATGAGGATCATGACGAGATCTCGAACTACACCAGGTCGACGCACTGGACGATCAAGATGGGCGAGAAGTGGCTGGCGATCCCGAAACCGTTCGAGCTTGCGACCGTGTTCAACCTGGCCGAGGCGACATTCGAGGCGATCAAGCTCAAGGATCCGATCGCCTTCAATCGCTGGAAAGACAATCTGCATTTCTCGCTGATGCCGCCGTCGATCCTGGAAGGCAATCCGGCGATCAAGAGCTATTTCGAGGTTCGAACCAACACGAACCTATTCACCGATGCACCGATCGTTCCGGATCATCTGACTGCGCTCGAGCCAATGCTGCAATATACATCGCGCACGACTGATTTTTCCAAACAGCTCGGCGAGGCCTTCAACATGTCGCCGGCCGTCATCGATCATCTGATCATGAACCATCTGGCAAGTTGGGGTCGGTCGGCGCTGTCACTTTATGATCTGGCGCAACCGGACGCACCGGTGCCTGGATGGGATGATGCGCCGATCACGCGCCGCTTTATCAAGGATGCAGCGAAGGGATCCCAATCCGTCACGCAGTTCTGGGACCTTATGGCAACGCAAAGCGGCAAGCTGGAGGGAATGGCCAAAAGCTGGCAGACGCTCGGCCCGGTGGAGCGCGCTGATTTTTATGCTGCACAGGATCAAATCGGAAAAGCCTTTATCGCCTTGTCGACACACAAGGCCTCCGTGAAGCGCTTGCATCCGTTGGTCCGGAGCCGGCGCGCCGTCCAGGCAATCAACATCCTGCGCCGGGAAATGTCGGCCGGCACGCTACGCGGACCAGACGGGGATCCGCAATCGGTTCCGCCGGCGGCCAGGTCCGCGGCCGACGATGTCCTGGGGACGCTGGCCATGGCGATCGCGCGCAACGGTTTGAAGCTGACCGGCGTCGACGGCTGGAAGCAACGCAAGGATATTGAGGAAGATGGATTTTACCGTGAGCTCGAGGCGATTGATCCCGCGCTCCTGGAAACACTCGGATCCCTTTATGCGGAAAAAAAGGTCTGGTCCTTTGCCGCGATCGAGCAGGCCTGGCCGGAGCTGCAGACGCGGCTGTTGAGTGAGGGGTCGGCTGCTTTGATCGTTGACCTGGTGCGCGGTGTTGAGGCCGAAGGCAATGCGATCTCAGGAGGGATCAGACGGCCGAAAAAGGAAAAACCTGAGGTGGATCTTTCTGGGCGCTAGGCGTTGGTGAATGTCTGCTACGGCTTAGTTAATGACCTTATTTGACGAAAACACAAACTGCATATTCAAAAGCATAATGTTGCCAATATATCGAGTATTAAATTCTCCAGTGCCTGCCAAACCAATTCAATTTTCGTTTCCGATCAAAATTAATTCCATATATATCAGTATAGGTTAATTCTAGTATTAATTTATCCAGTTCTTTTCTTACTTTATCTCTATCTCTGGAAAATAAAGGGTCGATATCGGAACCCGAAAGCTGTATTAGTTTTAATCTTGTATTTGGTGCCAATGCGCGATCATTCGTATCTGACACATACGTATTCCATGTATAGCCAGGTGACAGCGTAGGCATCAGCTCAATCAGTGCGTCATGGGAGTTCCCATCTTTGTCACTATATTTTATGTCTTTTATGATCATTGGTCCGAGACCAACATTTTCAATGCCAACAAAAACATTGTCCTCGTAGTCTCCGAAAAAAATATTCGCAAAAGGACGTACACTAATACGATCGTGTTTTCTTTGACTATATACGGCGTAAATCGCCATAAATAACGATATCAGAGAAATAAATACAGTAGCTATTGAGATGATAGCTTGTTTTTGATCGATACTCTCCTTCAAGATGGAGACTGATATTTCAAACATTGCTAGCCTCTATAAGTAATGCGTGTGGAATACATATACCATCTTAGCGTGTGGTGGGTAAGTTATGAAGTACGTTTAGAAAACAAAGTTATTTGTGAATCGCAAACGAAGTTGACCAAATCGCCTACCGCCTAAGCTTGCTAGAACCTAAAGTGGAGCTTACGTGATGAGCGTTGTTTTTCCGATCGAGGACAAGCCTCGATATGCCAAATATACCGCGACGGCCGATCAGACGCTGTTCGCGATCCCTTTTGAATTTCAGCAAAACCGAGACATCAAGGTCCAGAAAACACTCGCAGGCGAGATCACGCCGGCAAAGCTCGTCCAGGTCACGGACTATACGGTTGTCGGTGCCGGCGTTTTCGAAGGCGGCAGTTTCACACTGGTGACGGCTGCAGCTGCCGGTGACGTGCTCGAGGTTTGGGGCGAGGCGGTTCTCGACCGGATCACGTCCGTGGTTCAAGCCGGAAAGTTCAAGGCGGCGGCGCACGATACCGAACATGATCGGCACCGGATCATCCAGCAGGAGCTCAAGCGCGAAAACGAGCGTAACGTGCGCGGCCCACTCGGCTATGCGGCTCCGGAAATCAAGGGCACGCCGACGGAAGGCAAGGCGCTTGTCTATGACGCAGACGGCAACCTGATCCCGGGGCCGGACGCCGGCGATATTGCAACTGCGCAGCCAAGCGCAGCCGCCGCCGCTGCAAGTGCTGCCGAGGCGGCTGGCTATGTTGCGCAACTGGCCTGGAGAATGAGCTGCAGGGCGGCCACAATTTCGAACATCACATTGTTCGGAGAGCAGACAGTTGACGGTGTTGCCCTGGTCACCGGTAATCGGTGCCTGGTGAAGAACCAGGCAGCAGCAGAAGACAATGGCATATACATTGTCGACGGCGGAGCATGGGCAAGGGCTTCTGACGCTGATGCTTGGGACAAGCTTGTATCGGCCGTAACAGTTGCCGAGCAGGGAACGGCGAACGCTGACACGATCTGGATTTGCACCTCTGATCAAGGCGGGACGCTCGAGACAACCGGTCTCACATGGCAGCAAAAGCTCGCGAATGGCGTCGTTGCCTCTGACGACACGACGTTTTCAGGCAACATCACATTGGCCAATGGGCTCACGCTGCCGGCGCAAATCACTGTTCCGCAGAACACATATCTTTCGTCCGGCAACTCTGTTGAACTCCGGTTGAACAAAGCCGCTTCCGGCCAGATCAATCGGCTCTGGGGTCAAACACTGGATAAAGATCGGTGGGCTGTCGACCTCGGAGATGCTGACGTGGAAGACGGGGACGAGCTCGACGCTTCGAATGCTGGTTCGAACCTATCCGTAAAACGGTATGCGGATGATGGTTCCTTGCTTGGCAACGCCTTCAGGATCTTCAGGGACACCGGTCAGTTTCTGCTGTTCGGCGAGCTCACATTTCCGAACCGGGACATTATCGCCTGGGATGGAAACGCAGTTATTGCGGTCGGCTTCGGTTCTCCGAACGGTGTCGTTGACGCCAGGGCCGGCATTTATTTTCAGATCGACGGCGGCTCCAACATGTTGTGGGCGAAAACCAACAACGTTCTCAACAACACGGGATGGGTGGTGAAATAGACCCGTCGAGTTAACCCTACCCGGGGGCACCGATAATCGCGATCAGATGCTTTTCGCAAATGGAGATCGCGTGATGCTTTCCAATTTTCGCACGTGTCTCGCCTGGGTGCTGGTGCATGAGGGCGGCTATGTCAATCATCCTAAGGACCCTGGCGGTGCCACCAATCGCGGTGTGATCCAGCGGACTTACAACGCCTATCGCAAGCGGATGGGATTGCCGCGACAAAGCGTCAAGAAGATCACGCAGGCCGAGGTCGAGGCGATCTATCGCGAACAGTATTGGAATGCCGTCCAGGGCGACCAACTGCCGGCCGGTGTTGACTATGCGGTGTTCGACTACGGAGTGAATTCCGGCCCGCGGCGATCAGCCAAGGATCTGCAGCGCGTGGTCGGCGCGAGCCCGGACGGCTGGATCGGCCAGGAAACACTTTCCAAGGTCCTGGAGATGCCGGCGCAGGAGATCGTCGAAAAGCTCTGTGAGCGGCGCTATCGTTTTGTGCGCGGCCTGAGGCACTGGCCGACCTTCGGTCGAGGCTGGACCCGGCGGATCATGGGCGAAACCATGGGTACGCAGTCCGACGATATCGGTGTCATCGATCGCGGTGTCATGTTGGCGACAAACGCGGCCGGCGATCGAACGCCCGTTCCGATCCCTGCGCCGAAAGCCGATGCACCAGGCAAAGCCCTGGAAGAAGACGCCGGCTCAATCGCGATCGTCAAGGAAGTCACGAAGGATCCGAAGTGGATGGGCCTACTTGGCTCGATCGGATCGGCCGTCGGCACACTCGCAACAGTTTCCGGCCCGATCGCATGGGCAGTTGCCGGCGTCCTGATGATCGGCGGGATCTATCTGATCTATCGACTTGAACGTGATCGGGTCGCGACATGATCGCCCTCGAATTCGCAAGGCGTCTCCTCGGCTCAAAAATCGGCCTCGGAGCGCTCTTGTGCCTGGCGGCAGTGATTGGCGCCAAGATCTACGGGGAAACGCGCTGGAGGGATGGATATGCGGCGTATCGGCTGGAAATGGACAAGGCTGACGCCCGCGTCGAGCGAAGCCGCATCAAGGATGAAATCCGGCTTAAGGGCATCACTGATGCTGATCTCTGTGTTGAGTATCTTCGCTCTCGCGGCTTGCCAGTCAGCTCCTGCGAGCAGCTGCGCGGGGTTTCGTCCGAACGCCCTGAGCCCGGCCGGGACGGTGGCTCTGGCGAAGGCAGACCGACCAGGCCTTGAGCGTGTGGTTGCGAACGACGCCAACTATCAGCGCCTGGGGTGCCCTTGATGCCAGATCCGAAAATCAAAGTGTTCGAGAACCGTTTCACGACAGGCAACGCAATCACGATCCTGATCCTTCTGGCAACGGTTGCCGCCGGCTGGACCAAAATGCAGGCGGAGCTCGAGGACCATGAGCGCCGGATCCTGGAAGCCGAAGAAGAAGTCAAACAAATCGTGCGCGACCAGCGTGGATTTGAGCAGAGCTTCGCCGGTCTGCGGAGCGACATGAAACACGTGATCGCCGAAGTCTCCAGGACACGCCAGACCGTCGAGCGTCTTGACCGCGAAAGGAAGCAGTAACATGACTGAACGCACGGCCCTGACGCCGCTCCATCCAAGTGTCTCCACGACGATCGGCGGATCCGGCAACGCAGAAACCGCGGCGATCGATGTCAAAGTCGGTGACAGTCTGATCCTCGATATCTTCACCACGGCCGCCGGCGTCCGTGTTGCGCACGGCGCATCCGGCATAAATCCTGCGACCGGCTATCCCCTGGTTGCGGGATCCCGAAACACGATCGTGATCAAGCGCGGCGAGGTCCTGGCTTACGCCGGCGCAGATGGCGACGTCGTCACCTATACGGTGCTCACATGACAATCGGCTGTGTCGGGACTATCGGCCGGGTCGGTGGCTTGCCTCTTGCCGGAGCGTCGGCGCCACCTTCCGTGCCGACCGACGATTTAATCTCCGCCCTGACAGTCGATCCTGAAGGCTGGAAAGCAACCATGACCGTCACGAACGCGGTCGATGGGGGAACTTACAGCGGACTTAACAACCCGTCATCGCCAGGTCTGTTGCTCACGGTTACGTCCAAGTCCTGGGACAATGCCGGTGTTGAGACCACACTTCAGCGCCCGGTGTTTGCAACGTCTGTCATTCGCCAACCGCATCCGAATGGAACGCTTCTGCAGGAAACGGAAGTGACTTCCAATCTGGAGGCGGTTCTGTCGCTGTCCGCGAGGATTTATGCCGGCGATACCGTAACGGCCGTTGCCGCGGATTCTCTCTACACTGACAACGGCAGCGGCGGATCAGCAAGCGCCAATTCGGGCGGGGCAATCGCGACCGTCACAAACGGCTCAACCGAAGCCTACAGAAAGCCGCAAGCCGTATGGTTGGAGCTCGAAGACCAGGAAGTCAAAAGCACTGCCTGGGCGCCCAAACTGTGCGTCTACCATCGCCATGCTCAACAAGGCAGGCCAGTTCGTGCCGTCAAGTTCATTGCCTCTGACGGCACAAACACGGTTGAGAGTACCGTTTCGGCTCTGACAACGAGCCAATACAGCGCTTCCGGACTGTATGCCAATTACTTCCAGCCGAATTGGGATCTGTCGTCCCTGACGGATGGCGAGTTCATCACGGTTGATGCTGTCATTTATCCGTGGGTCGGTGATGCTTTTCAGCTCACTGTCGACGGAGCGGTATATCCGAGCCCAAACATTTCGACGCTTCGGGCGATCTGCAACATCGGCGGCACGATGTACAATAAAGTTTATGTCTATGTCGATGGAACCGGGGCAGGGTCGCCGCAGGCGAGCACGGCTGAGGCAACTGCGCGAGCCAATCCTTTTGCAACCATGCAAGCAGCCGCCTCCGCCGCCCGTACGTTGAACAACACGGAAAACGGTTGGAACAACCTTTCAGGCGTCGACGTGGTTATCAGCACTGGAACAACGTACACGCCGGAGATTGCTGGCCTTGGCGGCACGCTTGACAAGCTGCCGATGATTTTGCGCGGCGAGGACAACACAGCGGTTCTCGGGGAAAGCACGGGCGCCAATCCGGGTTCAATGGCTCCGAGAGCACACGTGCGGGGCTTGCGCATCGTGCGCAGCGTCGGCAACAACATCGTGTTCCGGGGCGACAATAACGTTAGCTCGTTGCTGGCCTTCGAGAATTGCGATTTCTCGATGACCGGCGCGACCAGTTCCGCTTATGAAGCCTTCTGCTATCAGTACGGACGCGGCCAGGTAATCAACTGCACCGGTCCTTATGTTGGTGCTTGCGGTCAGCTTGGATCCACTCAAGGCGGCGGTATGCTGTTCGCCGGCAATTCCTTCGGTGGCTACCAGCCTTACAACGTGGTTGCGTGCAGCAATGTTGACCGAATTAACGTCACCAATCAGCAGCTCGGAACACCTGATGGCATGGTTTACGCCTGGAATGTGATTTCGAGATCTGGCAACTCCGGGAACGCGGTCCAGTTTGAAGGCGATGCGCTCGGTGATCAGGGAGCTGCGATCATCGGGAACGTGGTGGAAATCCACACCCTTGTTGGCTCGCAAACTGCCTTCCTGGTTTTTGGCGACGGCGATCAAACTACCGTCACCAATCTGAACGAAGCGATGAACACCATAGTCGGGCAGCGAACTAACTTTATGTACAACGACGTCGGGACTGTGACGATCCCGAAAGACGGCGTTTCCAAGCTTTCATATCACTGGCAATTCAACTGCAAAGCTGACTACGACATCAGCCAGGCCGCGTTGGTTGGAAACTGGGCAATCCGGCATGGTGTCGACACAAAGGTGCAGGCGATCCGGGACAGTGCCGGCAACGATAATTACAGCTATCAGTCTTGGCTTGGCGAGAAGTTGGGTGATGACAAATCAGCCAATACAGAGGGGCCGGCCGGCCACGTCTTCAATCCGCTTCAGGCGTTTGACCCTGATTTCGTCAATGATCAATCGTCAAACGTCAGTGGTCCTGGCGGTGGCGACTATACACCCGGTGCAAGCAACACGCTTCCGACAATTCCGGCGGGTCAGACCGAATTTGCAGTAGACCAGAAGGGCAGAGCGATCCCGGCGAATGGAACGGCTGTTGTCGGCGCATTGCAGCCGGTCGTATGATGGACTTGGCGCGCGAAAACGCCCGACTACGCGAGCAGCTTGAAATCAAAGAGGCTGCAATCGTTGAGCTGCGCGGGTTGATTGCGGACCAGTCTGTGCAATTACCACCTCAATGGAAGCTGACCCGTATTCAATGCCGGATCCTCCGGTTTCTATTGAAACGATCGGCCGCAACGCGTGAGGAAATCCATGCGTATCTATATGGTCACAAAGAAGACGGCGGACCGGATCTCGAGAATATCAGGGTGCATGTTTGCTTGCTGCGAAAGAAGCTGAAACCGCTCGATGTGACTGTCGGCTGGTGCCAGGATGGCGGCTACTATCTGAGCACGAAAACGAAGGACAAAATCCGGTCCAAGAGCGATATGTCGTGTGCGACAGATTGA